ATGACTGTCTATCGTGAGAGAGTCATCTATTCACGTGAGCATGATAAGGACAAACCACGAGTACCTAACTACGTAGGTGAATGCTTCCTTAAGATTGCTACCCATCTCTCATACAAACCAAACTTCGTGAACTACCCATTCAGGGAAGACATGATATGTGATGGTATAGAGAACTGTCTACAGTACATAGATAACTTTGATCCAGAAAAGTCTTCTAATCCATTTGCCTACTTTACTCAGATCATATACTATGCATTCTTGAGACGTATACAAAAGGAAAAGAAACAACTAGAGATCAAGCAAAAGATCCTAGACCATTCTGACTCTGCTACAGTAATGCATGTAGATGATACTGGTACACTTGGTTTAAACAAATCTAAGTCCGACATGAATAGCATTAAAGAAAACATAGAAATTAAGATGAACCGATGAGCCCTGTATACAGAGACTATGAGATTCGTATTAATCTCAACGAACTAATAGAGAAGCGTGTACCATGCTGTGATCTTCTACACCCTGATCACTGCTTTACAGAGTCACAGATCACACAGATAGCACACGACATTAATATGGACTTGGATCTCCATCCAATCTACCATCAGATTGATGAGCATATCATGAGGTATGTAAAGGCAGCAGGTATAGACAACTCAGAACACTGGGTTGAAAAGAAACTACCTGACCTTAATGACTGATGGAACCTTACGATACTAACACAGGTGTACACAATCGTGTGCAGATCACAATTGACCTCAACGAATTGGTATGGGCAAGAGGAGAGCATCTTAAGCAAGAGATGTCTGTTAACCAAGCAGAGTTCTTAGCAGAGACTTTGAGAAGGACATTGACGTGGGACACAATGTATGGTATGATCGATCAAGTCATACTAGAATTCTTTGAGAATCACGAGCACCCTGAGATATGGGATCCTCATTATGGGGCAACTGCAGGTGATGAACCTGCTGCTACCTATGAGAAGCAAGCAAAGCAACGTGAGAAAGCAAAGAAAGAATTTGAGATGGTCGATCTAGCATCATCAGCATGGACAATACAAGTACCTCGAAGAATAAAGAAATGAATCCTGATGATAATCCCTTTTGGGGAGAACCTACTCCTACAGATCTGTGGGATGATATGGATAAGTTAAACCATCTATATGAAGAACTCGGATGGGATCATACTGATTACTTAGATTTTGCTATCGAAGGAAGACATATAACAATCAGAAACAAATCACGAGAGGGCAGATGATACTAGAAATACAACTAGCAGTGGTAAGAAAAATACAGGAGTTATATCCTGATGCCCATACAGCAGTCTTTCGCATTAATACAAAAATGTTATGATCTTTGCTTTTATACTTTCATTATTTGCTAATCACCTACCCCAGATGTATGTGCAAGTTCCACAGTGGTCTGATGACTGGGCAGTGTGTGCAGTTGATATACCTGATGCTAAGTGTCATTGGTATATTGTCTCACCAGACAATACCTTTGGAGAAGGATTTGATTGGGAGAATGCACCTTGGTTTGATGCTAATGGTTTGAATGATATACCTGCGATAGAAGTAAAAACTGCTGTACAAAAATTACAAGAACAATGAAGATAGCAATCATCACTGACCAGCACCTAGATGGTCGTAAAGGGTCTGCTGCATTCTGGGCATTCTTTAAGAAATTTTATGATGAAATCTTTTTCCCTACTCTTGAAAGAGAGGGTATCACTACCGTCCTTGATCTTGGCGACACATTTGATAATCGAAAGTCTCTGGATTATAATACTCTTGCAAGGATTAAAACAGACTATTTCGACAGACTTAGAAAGTATGATGTACACATGATTCTAGGGAATCATACGACATACTATAAGAATAGCAGTCATATCAATTCCCCTGAGTTGTTGTTGGAACAGTACGAGAATATTAAAGTGTACTCTGATCCACACGAGTGTTCGTTTGGTGGTAAGAACTTTTTACTATTACCTTGGATCAATGGTGCTAACGAAGAGAACTCTGAATGGTTCATAAAGAATAGCAATGCTGATATATGTTGTGGGCATCTAGAGGTTGATGGGTTTGAAGTAACACCTGGTATGAAGTTCCAAGGTGGACGTGCTATCAAAGACTTTCATAGATTTGATCGTGTATGGTCAGGACACTTTCATCATAGGTCTAAGAAACAAAATGTCCAGTACTTAGGTAATCCATATCAGATGTACTGGAATGATTATAAGGATCCTAGAGGGTTTCACATATATGATACCGAGACTGATAGACTAACATTCTACAAGAATCCATTTGAAATTTTCACCAAAATATACTATAATGATGTTGAGAGATCCTACAACAATTTTGACTACAATGAGCACAAAGATACTTTTGTAAAAATCATTGTAGAAGAGAAGAGAGATTACGCACAGTATGAAACCCTTCTCGACACTCTATATCTTGTTGGTGTTCATGATGTAAAAACTGTGGAGACACTGGTTGATACAGATGACTCTGACTCAGATATTGAAGTCAAAGATACCTTAACACTTCTTAATGAATACATTGATGATGTTGATATCGCTGTAGATAAAACCGACCTTAAGCGTCTTATGCAATCTCTATACATAGAGTCATGTGAGGTAGTATGAATGTTTATCCTTTGTCTAACAGGAAAACCAGAGAAAGTATTTTCGGTCATGGGACCAGATGACTTTCAGGTTATTCCTATGTTCGTAGACGAAGAAGATGCTGAAAGGTATGCGTTTCTTATTGACGAGATAAATGAACTAGGTCTTCCAGAACTTGATGTTATGGATGTTGATGGTGAAACTATAATGGCTGCATGTGCTAGTCAGAATACTGAATTTGTTGTTTATGAAAAGGATGATTTAATAATTCCTCCACGTATTTTATGATTATATTTGAAAAGGTTCGTTGGAAGAATTTCCTATCAACAGGAAATACTTTCTCTGAAGTAGACCTACTCAAAAACAAAACTAATCTCATCATTGGAGCCAATGGTGCTGGTAAGTCAACCATCCTAGATGCGTTGACCTTTGCTTTGTTTGGCAGAGGGTTTCGTAAAATTAGTAAGTCTGCTTTAATCAATAGTATTAACGAGAAGGATTGTCTAGTTGAGTTAGAGTTTAGTATTGGTAACAATAAATATACAGTCTTACGTGGTATCAAACCTAATAAGTTTTTAATCTATTTGAATGGTGAACCTTTAGATCAAGATCATACGGTAGCAATACAACAGAAGAATCTAGAACAGAACATACTACGAATGTCGTACAAGTCATTCACACAGGTTGTAGTGCTTGGTTCATCTACATTTGTTCCTTTCATGCGACTACCACAAGTCCAACGTAGAGAGATCATTGAGGATATCTTAGACATTCAGATCTTCTCAGTTATGAATGACTTGTTGAAGGATAAGGTTAGAGATAATAGAGATGAACTCTACAAACTAGAAGGTGAGTTGAATGTACAGAAGCAACAGATAGAACTACAAAAGAATTATATGCTAGAGTTAGAAAAGAAAACTCAAGCAGAAGTAGAAAGAAAACAAAACAAGATTGTAGAACTAGAGGGAGATGAGGTAATATCTTTGAAGTCAATAGACGAACACAACAAGGATGTTTCTAGACTACAGTTACAATTGACTGAACTATCTGATGTATCTAAAAAACTAAAGAAACTTTATAGTTTTAGAACTAAGGTAGATCAAAAAATTAAAAGTCATCAACGTGATCATAAGTTCTTTCATGATACAGAGAGTTGTCCTAAGTGTGGGCAGGGTATTGGTGAAGACCATAAGAAAGAAATGATTCTTTCTACAGAGATGAAGATTGCTGAACTTGATAGTGGTTATGTAGAACTAGAAGAGTCTATTAAAGAAGAAGAAGATAGAGAACAGCAATTTACTCGTGTGTCTGGTAGAGTAATTGATATCAATGCTGCTATCAACCAGTTGAATTTCCAGATCAGTTCAACTAGAAGCATCATAAAGGATATTGAATTTGAGATAGATGAACTTAATAAAGATACTACTGATAAGAAAGCAGAGTTTCAGAAACTCAAAGGGTTGATAGAAACTAGTAATGAGACTAAGACTTCTCTTGCTAACACCAAGAAAGATAAAGACACTTTGTTTGTTGCTAGTAAACTGTTAAAGGACAGTGGTATCAAGACTAGAATTATCAAGACATACCTTCCCACGATGAATAAACTCATCAATAAGTATCTACAAGGTATGGAGTTCTATGTAAATTTTACATTGGATGAAAACTTTGAAGAAACTATTAAGTCTAGATATAGAGACATCTTCACCTATGAAAGTTTTAGTGAAGGTGAGAAAGCACGTATCGATATTGCTCTCTTGCTTACATGGAGAAACATTGCTAAACTTAAAAATAGTGTGGACACTAACCTCCTTATTCTAGATGAAATCTTTGACGGATCGCTTGACCAGTCTGGTTCTTCTGATCTTGGTTGGATCTTACGTAATTTCGATGA